CCCCAAGAGGATTATGTGTGAGTCCATCAGTGGAACTCCTCATTCCTACGACTATCAAGATAGCGAACAATTTCTTCCCGCCATTCCATCAACTCATTAAAACACTCCTGATTGTGAGCACATTGACGAAGTTCATGATCTGGTTTCAGGACACTCTCATAAAAAAGACCGAGAGCGTCTTTACGTTTTTCGTGTTTTTGATCGGTCATTTGCGTGACTTCTTTTTAATGGTTTTCCGTTGGTTGTTGATAAAATCAACAGATTGTTTATACGTTTTGAGTGTCTTCACTGGACACCCATTATGTATAATGATGTACCCTTTAGGTTTTTTACCAGTTCCTGCAAGGGGAACTGCTGCCCACATACCATCATTAGTAACGTAACCTAATGGATCGCCAGGTTTGGGATCAAGTAGAGTTGGATATGGGATGAAGGGTTTGAGGAATCCCATTAGAACACAGCAGTGACACCAATCACAGTGGCGTTAGGATTGCGGGCAAGGGCAACTTGACGTGCCTCTTGATAGTCCCGAGCAACCACAACCTCATCAAATACTTTACCAGCGACGAACAGTTGAACTTTGCAGCGCATTGGTTTGATTCCTGAACAATCTAATTATACACCATTGACGGCACCTGTCAAATCACATAAAGGACAGTACACTTTCTGTCACACCATTGATCCGTTTTTCTGTCAGATCATAGTATCCCTGATTCATTTCAACACCAATAAAATCACGCCCACACTGCTTAGCAGCAACACCAACAGCACCACTACCCATACAGGGATCAAATACAGTATCACCTACATTTGAACTTGCTTCAATCAATCTGGTCATAAGTTTCACTGGTTTGGGTGTAGGGTGATCTTTATAGCGTTCAACTGAACAACGCCATACAGCAGATTGGCAGTGTTCATTGAATGTTGCACCAGACTTCTTTGCAAATACACAGTTTTCAATGCTGGACAACCAGATGTGCTGACCATTCATAGGTGAAGGATTAGTCTTCTCCCAGATACAATGACGGACTGATAGTTTGTGTTCAATCAAACGATCACGAATGTGAGACACCTGAACCGATCCACAGAAAATGTAGATACTACCAGAGGTAACACGAACAACTTCATCAATGAAATCATCAAGTGGAAAAGTAATAATATCTGCGTGACTTTTATCAAGGTTTCGCAGACCACCACTCTTACGATTAACCTCATCGTAAGGAATATCAGTAAGTGTGAGATTGATACTATTATCTTCCATTTGAGGGAAGACACTCATACAATCGTTGTTGTGAAGTTGAATCATAGGATCAGCGACGAATGACAGAGATAGCAGGTTCACCTTGTTCAAACACAGTATCAACAACTGCCTGAACACTGCGAGCGGTGCCAATACCAACTTTATCAAAGACAGGCACACATACCAGTCCAAAGGTCTTCTCAGCGCCACCCAGACGGATCACACGACCGATTGACTGACTGATACCAATGTAGTCCATATTACGCATAAACAGGACTGCTTCAAGACCCTTGACATTGATACCCTCAGAGAGAATAGAATGGTGCATAATAACGAAGCGAGTGTCATCCTGTCCCCACTGATTCAGAGTTTTGAAGAACTCTTCACGGGAAACTTTGATACCATTGATAATAGCACCAGTCTTGGAAGTGATATACATCCAGTTGTAACCACGTTGCTTCAGTTCGTGGCAAAAGTCAGTTTGTGACACCATACGCACAATCTGCTTAGTAGAGCGTGCAGCAATTAGGATCTTGTTCAGAGAGTTTGCATCAATGGTGTCCAGCAGGTTCTTATCATCAGACTGTTTGAAATCACCCTGAGGCAGTTGCTGAACCACAACTTTAGGAGGAAGAATGTAACCCTCTTCAACCAACTTAGGAGCAGGAACGTTACAGATTACTTGACCATAAACATCACCATCATTCATCCCAGGTTTGAAGATGGTAACAGAGTGTTTAGGAGTAGCAGTGAAAAAATAGCAGCGGTCAGCGTCAGCAGAAAAATGTTCAGTGGCAGGGAAGAAATTACGCTGGACAGAATTGTGCGCTTCATCAAAATAAATGGTGTCTACGTTGATACCTGCCTCTTGTACTTTGTGCAGGGAGTGATAAGTTGTAAAGATAAGTTGATTGCGGTACGCTTGCCGATGCCAGTTCTTGATTAGTGCAGGTTTAGTGCTGCTGAAATGTTTAGTCTCACCACTGTGGACGTGGTAAACAGCAGCATCATCAATCAATTCCAGAAACTCTTTGCAGAGTTGTTCTGCAAGCAGGATACGAGGAGCAACCACAACAATAGTGGTAGGACCATCAGTATCAATCTGACGCTTTGCGTCTTCAATCATACAAATGGTCTTGCCACCACCCGTAGGGATGATAACCTGACCTTTGTTGTACTTCTGCATCGCTTCCAGAGCGTTCTGCTGATGGGGGCGAAGAGTGATGGTCACGGTTGCCTGTTGAACTTGAGATAATTATAGCAGAAAACCGCCCACCAGGAAACCCAGTGGACGGTCTAAAGATTGGATTGGATCAGGCGAGGAACTTACGATAAACTCCCATCTTTTCCATTACTTCGTGCTCAAGATCTTGAGGCACGACATCCAGAGCAATCATTCCATCATCACGCATAATGATACGATCAGTTGCTACACAGAGCATAGAATAGAGAACATCCATTCTCTTTTCATTACTCAAATCTACAGCAGTAGAGTTCCAGAACTTCAGGAATTGAGTGGTAAGAGTAGACACTGGAGTGTCTGCATCTTCTTCAAGTTCAGCATCAAGAAGTTCAAGAAAAGTTTTACACTCTTCAAGATAACCAAAACGTTCGCAAAGAGCAATATATGCACGAACAGTCTTACGTTGAAGGGAGAACTTGGTGAACAAATTCTCATAATCTCCAGCAACATTCAGAGAGTTGGAGATATTCTTGAACCAGTTCTCATAGGTAGAGATAGCGTTCTGCATCTGAAGACGTTCGCCACGACGACGCTTCAAAATATCACCAAGAATATAAACTTCATTTGCGTGTGCTTTGCTATACTTACGTTGAATTTCATCAATCGGTTTGCGTGCCTTATTGGTAGCAGTCTTGGTGAAACAATCAGGTTGAACACCAGTGACAACAACAACTTTGAAGGTACGATCTTTAGCACACTTTGAGATTGCTTTCAGACGATGTTGAAACTCTGTGAGATTACCATCAGTATTAAAAGTCATCGGTTGTCCATCAAGCAACCAATTATCATTTTCAATGCTACGGAAAATCTTATTTACTTGAGAGTTAGACATCTTGCGATTATCACGATTGTGATAGTCAAGAATATATTGTGCTTGAGTAGGAGTCAAATCAACGATAAAAGACTCATATTCATCAGTCTTTGGGTTGAACGGAAGAATGTTCAGTGCGTTTGCTGTAGTGGTCATAGTGAGTTGAGTAAGTCAACGAGGTAACTATAGCACGAAACCTTTGAACTGTGAACCCAGTGGACGGTTGATAAACTGGCACAGATCAATAGATCCTTCGCTCTTCTCCGTATAGTGTTACGATTGCATTGAAAGAGATTGTTATTCTTGGTTTCTCAGTTCTCTTGCCAGGTGGCACACAATGCTGTAAGTATGAAGGGAACATCAGTAAGTCTCCCTCTTCAATCTTTGGTACATACACTTCACCACAATTATTTGATTTCATCTCCAAACTCAAATATCTCATAGATCTGAGAGGATCCCAAAATTCAGGTGGTTGATGTTCGTCCTTATCAAAAGATAAGAAGTGAATGAATGAGAAGTGGGAGTGATTTACCTTAGAGTAAAGGTGATCGTGAATTTCCTGATACTCTCCATCTAGATAAACATTGTACCAAAGATCAGTGAAGTGTAGTTCATATTGATCGTCAAAAAATTCATCAATCGTATGATGATAATTGTCTAGCAAGATTTTTTTGTTTTTCTTGATAAAATCTTTTTCTTGGTCAAAAGATGTAAGAACTTTATTTGTAGTCCAGTCTTCAGGTATTTCTAGTTCATCAATGGAATCTAGTACAGGTTGAACTAGATTTTGTTTTAGAATCTCGTTACCATTAACTTTAGATTGAAATATAGTTACTGGAAATACTTCCCTCTTCATATACCACCAACTTTATCATTCCAGATTTTATAACTTCTAGGTTCCCAATGAGCATACTGATAACTCTCTGAAAGATCTTCACCAATAAGAGATGGAGCATTGATACATCTTTCAATATATTCTGTTATTGTACTTTCATTATGATATGGCAGAGATTGTGCATAATTCCAGAAAGGAGTGTCATACTTTGATCCATGTTTATAATGCCACAAGATAAAATCTGAAACCTCGTGCATTTCATTATTCAAAACTTTATTAGCTTCTTCTTTAGTTTTCTCACCAAGCATTACATCATAAAGAGACTCAGATATATTATGATGAATCTCAGAAGAAGATGCTTCCATTGGTTCAATAAATGCGTAGAGATTTCCATTTAGAATAGTTCTCTCACCCCTCCATACATCTTTAGCAACATAGTTATCAAAAGAAAGATAACCATTAGGTTCTACATCAAATCTTTCAACAAAGTCTTTCTCTGCTTCCTCCTTAGTTGTGACTGTATCATTATACATGTAACCATAAGACACACTATCGTGATTAGGAATCACAAATGTCCAACCGTTTGGTGTTGCAATATGATCTGTCCACAACAAACTTGGATCTGGACCATCTTTTTTGGCAAGAATTACAGAATTTAATGGATTTGTTAGTCTGTCATACGAATCATCTAACTTATCTGGTCGTCCTCTACAGTCAATAATATAAGTTGAATCAATTTCTTTCTCTGGATCAGTAATGGTTTTTTCAACAACATTGAACAATCCAGAATTTAAGACAGTCTCAGAAAAAAGTTTTGGAATATAGTGTGTTGCAACAGCTCCACTAGAGAAAGAATGAAAGAAGTTGTCTGTTTTCTTTCCCCAATTTTTATATCTAATCCCTTGCTTCATTGTTGCCTTAATAGGATTATTTTCAACCCAATCTACATTAAGAACTTCAAAAATAGTCTCACAAACATTTAGTTGAGTTCCCTGACCAACTCTTTCAATCGGAACATTGGGATCATAGAGAATTTCAATTTCGTCTATATCATATTCCTCAGTTATATTGAGATAGTGGAGATTGAGTGCAGAAACACAACCCGCATTACCTGCACCAACAATAGAAATTTTGGTCTTCATTTTTCAGTAAAAGTGTACTTAATTGCAACGGTGAATCTATATCGAGTTCTATAACTTGTTGCTCTATGCAAAATCTGTGCTGGAAAAGATACCAAACGATTTGGAATAGCAGAAACACCATAAAGTGCTCCATCAATTTCAAATTGTGTTTCACCACCATCATTTATATTATATCCAGGAGTGGGATAAAATAAAAATGTTTTAGAGTCTACACCTTCAACATCATCAGTGTGAAAATAAGGATTATCATTAGGTGAGAAGCAATTTACATACAATCTAGTAATATACTCTTTATCACACTCTGGATACTTTTCTTTAATTTTACTGGTAAAAATATCATAAAAACGTTTGGTTTGAATTGCATCCGTACCCATTGCACCGATAGGAATGATTTCCTCTGGTAGATGAAGTTCTTCATCCATTCCATCATACCAGACGTTATGAACCATTCCCGTAACTGGTGTATTTTGATTGTCTGCTTCACCATAAAAATATGGAGCATCAAGACAATAATTGATCACGAAATTAAATTCTTCATCCGATAAAAAATCATCAATAATATCAATCATTTGATTCTCCTTGATACTTTAATACTCTAAAATTAAATGCGATTGTAATTCTTGGATAGTCTGGAGTTGGTCTTCCTGCTTTGACGCAATGAGACAAATAAGAGGGGAACATAAGAAAATCACCTTCTTTAACATCTGGCATCCAATGATGTGAGTAATCATTTCTATCTAGTTCAATACTTAAATGGCGAATTTGATGACTTGGATCATTAAATTGAACTGGTTCGTGAATTTCTGGATCAAAAGATAGAAAGTGAATACAAGAAAATTGTGATCCATATGGTCCACCAATGTGATCATGATCTTCTTGATATTCTCCATTTACATATACATTATACCAGATTTCATCAATAGCAATCTCATATGGTGCATCAAACACAGCATCAATACACGCTGCATACTTTTGTTCTAAAATTCTTTGAAATGTTTGATCTTCACCAAAAAATATCTCTTTACCGCGAGGTTCACCATCAAAAGATGTCATTAACTTATTGGTAAACCATCCATCAGGAATAGGTAATTCCTTAGAATCCTCTACAATCTTATCAAGAAGAAGTTCTTTTATCTTATCATTATCAGTAATTGATAGATGATAATAAGTTAATGGAAAAATCTGGCGTTGAATACCATCAAGATAATTTTTTTTCTTAGTAGGATCTTGAATCTGTCCAGTGTTTATCCTTTCACGAATTCTATCGGTAGAGTCTTTATCAACAAAATTAAATTTGTTTGATATATCTACCGGATTTACAGTATTTAAGTATTTCATCTCTTCAAAGGCAACAAACCAATTCTAATCATAATATTGAATATTGTCAAGTATTGACAATTATGATAGAGTCAGTGAAGTAGATCCAACACCATTAACTGTAAATGTAAGAGTGCTTCCATTAACTTCAATCTTCACAGGTGCTTCACCAGTACCACTCATGAATCCCATCTGTGCTGTTACAATACCTACTGTGTTAATATCAGCACTAGGGTTTCCTGTACCACCCGGACCAGGCGCACCAGTTGAGACAAGAATTGGTCCTGTTACATTAAGGGCAGCAGTTGTCATTTCAGTTACCCCAACACCTATTCCAAGGCGCTCAATAACAGAATCTCCATAAACTAAGAGAGCAAGTGATTCATCTTGTGCAGTGGTACCGATACCAACAAAACCACCATCTACAAGTGTGACCGCCTCTGCACTTAAGTTATCAACAGTTCCACCGATACCAAGTGGATCTCCAGTGAAGAAATCAATAGGATGACCTATTTGTAGTGCTGCAGTTGGTGGAAGTTCATATGATAAAGAGTTAATAGAAACACCACCACCAGCATTTTCATCACCATCAAGACGAGTGATACCATCATTAGATATTCCAGCAAATGTAGAAATCCCCGATATAACATTCATAGGAACATTATTAGCTGGAGTAATAATTTCTGTTCCATCCTGATCTAGCAGACCTGATTGTCCTTGCTGAATGTAAATCTGCCTGACAGTAACAGATGATGCTGTACCTACTGCACTAATATCACCACCTACTGTTAGATCTGTTCCAAGATCAATACCATCTTGTACGAAAATTTGTGTTGTACTTGTAAGACCAGCAACTTCTAATTTTGCAGTTGGATTGGTTTTACCAACTCCTAAATTGCCCTCATAAGTGAGGGTCATTAAATTATTTGCTCCTGTATGATGCCAACGGAAATCGCCAGTATTAACACCAACAGTTCCTGCCTGGAGATAGAAATTTACATTACCATTTCCAAAATTGACAAGATCAAATGACTCATAAAGACTATATGGGAATGAACCAGAATTGTTATTATATCTGAGTGCTCCACTAAGTTCCCCTAAGGTGTTACTTGAACCCAAAGATACGATAGATGGAACATTAACATCGGTACCGAATCCGCTTGTTACCTGAATGATGGAAGATGTAAAGTCCTTTCTGACTGTAATATCACTTACAAGTGATGTATTTGTTCCGATAGCAACTTGATTTGATTCTAATAAAGTTGTAACTGTTGCAACACCAACAGAAAGATCGGCAATATCTACAGCTGCGTTTGCAGTTAAACTTCTTGCTGTTGTTGCTGTTCCAGTGACATCTCCTGTGATTCCACCAATGAAACTAGATGCTGAGACTGCGTTTGCAGTTAGAACTCCAACTACAATATCTGGACCTCCAACTAATCCTTCTGCACCAGTTGCAATACCCGTAACATTACCAGTTAAGTTTCCAGTGACGTTACCTACTAATGCACCTTCAAATGTTGTAGCAGTGATGATTCCTGCTATGTTGAGATTTGCTGGTAACCTATCATTATCAAGAACAGGAAGTCTATCATTAGAAATAGTTCCTAATCCAATATTTGCACCATCAAGTAATGTTAATTCAGATCCAATACCAGTATAGGAGAACGCTGTTACGATTCCAGTTGCAAAAATATCTCCAGTGGAATGAATACCAACACCAACATTAAACGCTGTTGTATTGATTCCACCACCAACTTGTAGTGTGAACCTAGGATCGTCGGTTGCAATACCAACATTGCCTTTATTGTATATACTTGTATATCCTAAACCAATATCAGTATCAATCCATTGCGAGGTTGGCATACCTTGCAAGAATCTCGCATCACCATAGTATGTTACGATTCCGGAAGGATCAGTTGCAGTTATAAATCCAGACGCAACACTGACTCCAGCACCAATAACTTGATCAAAGTTGACAGTACCAAAATCACCTGTTCCAGATACTACAAGTGATTGCCCTCTTAACTGAGTTGCAGTAACAAATCCACTAACAGTTGCGTTTCCACTGCGAACATCCAAAGCTTCTGTCGGAACTGTGGTTCCAATTCCGACCAGACCAGTAGGACTTACAACTAAATTATCATTATCAACTTGTACGCCATTGCGGAAGTTGAATTGCTTTCTTATATTCGCCATCGTATATGGTGATTTTTATCTATTTATCATCAAACGTAAGGAGCACCATTATAAGTAGCACCACGAATATCACCACTTACCTTGTATGTGATACTTCCACCTGAAATCACGATTGCTCTTCCAGCAGTACCACCACCAGCACCATCTCCAGCTCTACCATTTTGACCTAAATTACCTCCCTTGTGACCACTTCTACCACCATCACCGCCGCCGCTGCCGCCGTTTCCACCATTAAACATAGTTCCATCAGCACCCCGCTGACCGCCACCTTTTCCACCAGATCCGCCACCGCCGAAAGGAAAACCAGCGCCGCCGCCTCCGCCGCCGCCACCTTTTCTTCTTCTATCTCTCCTTCTTATTCTACTTCTACGGGAACACCACCATCCACATCTTCTATAATTACGACCTCTTGAATCTCTATCTTTTCTCATTCCGCTTCCGCCAGCGCCACCACCGCCGCCACCACCTATGATGCCATAGTTCCAAAGATCAATGGGGTATTGAACACCAAAACCAGATGCTGCTCTTTGACCTCTTTTATTTCCGCGATTTCGCTCACCACCATCTCCACCTCTTCCACCTTGTCCAATAATTCTTCCTTGCGTTCCAATATGGACATCAAGATTAGTTCCAGATTCCCAGGGACCAGTCTTAAATGAGCAGACAAAACCTGATCCATCAATTCCATTACCTTTAATGGTTTTATTGAGATGGACAATAGCTCTAGTTCCACCAGATGATGCAGGTTTTCCTCTGAAACCACCAACAACATTTACACTATTATTATTCCACTTCGTTCTTGCATACAGGTGAGCTTGAGTACCACCTGTATAACAATTAACGACAACATTTAATTGTTTATTATAAAAGTCACTAAATTTAATTTGACCACTCTGAGGTATACCAATATCAAGAGGCATATTTGACATTTCGCCATAAGATTCACTTACGCGATATGCCCCTATATTTTTACCTGGAGGAAGACCAAACTCCGCAGATATATTACCAAAAGATATTGTTCCAGAACCTTGTAATGCCATATATCTTTTTTAGTTATTTAGTTTGTCTTCAAGATCAGAAACTTTATCAGAGAGTTCCTTGATTGCTTCAATTAGCAGAGGAACAAGTTTCTCATAACGAACTGCTTTGTAACCATTCTCTCTTGTAGTGACGACTCCAGGTAATCCAAGTTTTTCAACTTCTTGTGCGATAACACCAGTATCAGAACCTTCACGATCAGAATTTTCATTCCAATCATATGTATTACCACTGATTGAATTCACTTTCGCAAGTGAATCATCGATTGGAGTGATATTGAGTTTCAATCTTTCGTCAGAACCAGTGAAAGCAAGAATATCACCAGTAACATTAAGTTGACCATTGATTTCTACACCGTAAGTTGTGGTAGAAAGTCTTCTGCCAGTACTATTATCAGCAATCGATGTAGAACCACCATAGAATAACTGAACACCTGCTGTGCCTGGAGTACCAGCAGTGCCATAACATCTCATTTGGATTTGACCTGCGGAACCCGCAGCAAATACCATGGCAGTTCCTTGACCACCACCATTACTCTTAATAACTAACGATCCTTGTCCAACATCTTGAATAATACTATTAGATCCATCGTGAACAATCTCTAAGTCACCACTATCACCAAACTTCAACTTATCATTATCACCAAATACGAGATCACCATTGAGATCTAATGTACCGTCAATAGTTGTATCATTAAGTGTTGTGTTACCATCAACATTCAAACTATCAAGTTCTGTGTCTCCATCAATATCAAGGTCACCAGCAACATTAAGATTACCAGAAACGTCCAAATTATCGTTAATATCTACAAGACCACCATTAGAATCAAGAACCAGATTACCTGTTACAGTATCAATAGTATTATCATTTGCGCCGTTACCAATTCTGATTTCACCAATGTGTGCTTCAGACCAAGGTTTAGTTGCAGATCCAAGATATGCACCTTCATCAGTATCAGGGACAATACCTGTATCAATTCTTACTTCACCAGACAACCTAGAAGTTCCGTCAACTACTAAGTTGCTACCAAAGTCAACATCACCACAGACAAATAACTTCTTACCGATTGCAGCACCACCAAGAATTCTCAGAGAAGCATTTGCATCGGAACAGGAAGTTGCATCATTTGTATTCTGGAAGTCGCCCTTACCAATAACTCTCAGATCACTGTTAAGAACCAGTTTTGCGTTCATTCTAACGTCACCGTTGAAGGTGACAGGACCGTCAAACTGAGACAGAATCTGCTTAGACTTACCACCCTCAACCAGGATTCTTTCCTTAACAATAACTTCGTCAAATACAACAGAGAGTCTGTTAGGATCTTCACCAGTTACAGTTGGTGTAGGAACATCAAATGTGGTCTGTTCACCAGACTGTGCAGAATACTTGGTGTTTCCAATGTAGAAATCACCATCACTATCCATACCAGTATAGAGAACAGTACCACAGGCAGTTTCCTGCGCCTGTGAGAGGAACTCTTCCTTCTCAGAGAGTGTTCTGACCTGTACTTGTGGAAGACCAGTAGAGTAGTTACCAGGACCATATCCAAGATATTCAAAGGTATGACCAGAAGCACGAAGGATAGAAGGTCTACGAAGTTCAATAGGATTCAGTTTGATCTTCTTGATCTGTGATCCATTGCTATGAGGTTCAATAATGGTTCCCATTGAACCACGAATGACCTGAAGTTCATTGTTACCAGATCCAACAAGATTAGTTGATCTGATTCTCATAATCTCGTTTCCTACTTGAATATAAGATCCAAGAGGGAATCTGGAGATTACATCAGTTGCTCCTGTTGGTAGAGTTACAATAAATTGTTCTTGTGAAGTTAAGTTCTGTCCAAGGAAAAGAACTTCATTATCATAAGTTGGCAGACCTCTAGTTCCAAGATTTTCACCAAGATTATCTGCACTTGCATTGTTTGCAGAGAATCCGTGCTTCAGAACGTGCTTAGCAGTAGAAAGTGCTGTAGCAGAGGAAACTTGGAAAGTGTTGTGAGTAGAATTATTGACAACATAATCACCAATGACATTGTTCAATCCATCAGTAATTCTTACAGTGTTACCTACAACCAGTCCGTGTCCTTCACTTGTATTGATCTGTTGAATACCATTTGAAGGTGTAGATGTAGATGCAACAATAGCAACCCTACCAATAACCATTGCATATTCACCTGCAACGATTGTTGGATCTCCAGTTGTTTTTGCAACAGAAACTTGAGACTTATCAGTGGATGTAAGAATTCTATAGTAACCACCTGTCGCGGTACCAACACCAGTGATTTGAACATAATCTGCTGTTGCAGTTGAAATACCACTCAGTGCCGTTACTATATTTGCAGATGGAGTTCCACCAATAGTGCTAGAGTCAAAGAAAAGTGTCTCTGAACCATTATATCCAGATCCAGGTTCTCTGATGGTTGCAGCAGTAACTGCTCCACCACTAACTGTTACATCAGCAGTTGCACCGTCCCAAACTGCACTTGCAGGTGCAGCACTGTTGTTGAAGAGTCTGACGTTAGTGTAAGTTCCATCATTATGACCTGATCCACCATTTAATGTGGTGTAGGCGTTCAATCCATTCAGTTGATGTTCATCGTCAAATACGATTACCGCAGAAGCACCACTGTCAACGACAGATACAATCTTATTACCATTGGAGAAACTATTTGTAAATTTATCAATGGTTTCTCTAGTGATACTTCTCTGCAAATCATTAGTAACTACGTCACCGATTGGTGTTCTCTTTGCAAAGGATGCTGCTGCTGGTGGGTTTGAATGATTATTATCTCTATCTAACTGTGGATAGAGATCTGTAACTTTCTGACTATAATTAGAAGTTGTGAATTCAGTGTCAATGGAATTTGCAGCGTTCAGAACATAAAGATAGTAAACACCATCTTGAATGTTCTTGATATATGGTTTGATTACTTCTGTACGGTAGATATAGAAGTTTTCATTATTATTATTTCTCTGGAACCTTGGAAGAGTTTTATCTCTTACGTTAGTATCATTAGTGAAGGTACCAGGATCATGAGTTACATCAAAAATATCTACATCAGCGACAGTAAATGTCTTATCGTTTACAATGCTTGCAACAGCAAATGAACCATTAAATCCAACATCCGCCGTAGCAGAACCATTTGTTGTACTGGTTACATTGGTGATGATAACGGTATCATTCAACTTCAGATTATGAGTTTTATCAGATCTGATTGTAATTACGTTAGTTGCATTATTGTAAGTACAAGTTGTGATAAATCTAGTATTACGATCAAACTCATAGTCAGACTTGTTGATTGAAGTCAGGTTAAAGTCGGAGGTTTCTCTAACATTTACAGAACTAGAATCCTGCAGAATGAATCCACTGACAGGATCTCTTGTGTTTTCCAATTCTTTTGGAACAACATAACGAAGTCTGTAGAGTTTTTCATCCAAACTTCTGTCGTCAGCAACTCTCTTGACATAAGTGATTTCACTGTCATTATTAACTAGTTGTGTTGTGACATAAGTGAAGAGTGGACTAGATGCTTCACAGTGAATAAACCAACCAGCAACTTCACTCGTTACAGCACCAGTACCAACATTGGTGATAGATCTAGTTGCAGAGTCAAACTGAATTGGATGTCCAAGTTCACCTGCTACCTTATCAGAAACTCTACTTTCAACTCTTAATTGTACTCCACCATAATTGGTAACATAGATTGGAGTTTGTGCTTCAGAGTTGGTTCTTGATGAAGCAATTTGGAATTGTACTCCATTTAACTGAATACCATCAGTTCTAGTTGAGTTTCTCTCCTGTGTGATTGCATAGTAAATTGTATTTTCTTCAAGTCCTTCAGGAAGGTCTCCAGTTTCACTAAAGATACGAATAGACTCACCATTCTTAAGGTTGTGAGTTGCAGTCGTATTATAGATTGTCTGTGTAGGTGACTGTTGATTCGGAGTAGAAATAGTTACACTATTATATACCTTTGCAGAAGTATCAGATCCTGCAATAGTATTAGTATTCAAATCTAGTGGACCGTTGGTCATCAAAATACGACCAGCGTTGCTATCCGAGTCAAGATATACTTTATCGTCTACTCTAGCACCAATTCTATATCCCTGAGAAATGATTGGTGGTGGAACATCCTCTTCCTTATAACCTAACAGATAAATTCTATTTGATCTGTTAATACTCTTAGTTCTACTAACATCAATCTGGACCCATTCAACTGGACCTTCGTCTGCTGTAATAGATCTAGGAGTAATGATATTAGTTACATATCCCTTATCATCTTTAGCAAATGCTTCTTTCTTAAATCCATCTGCTGCCAGAGAGATTTGACCGAAGTTAGAGTTAGAGTTGGTAATAGATGCGTCACCACCACTCTTTGCTTCAAAGTGATTGTGGAAACCAATAGCAAAGACTGATACGATCTGAACGACCGCATCATTGGTCATCTTGATGTGAGTTGTCTTCCAACCTTCTCTGTAGATTGCGTCAGAATCAAGGTGGAAAATAGTATCTTGATTCAGAGATGAAGATTCTGAAGACAGTCTATCACCAGCGACTGTGGTATAGTTGATACCTTGATAAGTTCTAGTAGATGGATTATACTTTACGAATGCACGGTCATCCTTCTGAAGAGACACAGCGGTGAACTGTGCAACAACCATAGAACGGAAACCATCTGCCTTGCTGCCATCAGCATGCATACCCTGCATACCATAAACAGAACGTAAAGATACGTTGAAGACATATGGCGATGCACCAGATACGGTGTCAGTCTCAATGGTTACGGTTCCATTTGATCCAACGGAGAGACCTGCACCAGGACCAGCAGGGAGGTTTGCTCTAACAAATGGTAAGGCGTAAGTGAATACAGTATCACTTGCAACTTGAACTACTTTCGTTGAGATATTATAATCTGCTTCACTAATTCCACGAATCTTAATTGGAGTTCCAGCACTCAGACCGTGTGCAACTTGAGTTGTAACTGTTACAATCGTACCAGGAGTTGCACCGTCACCAGAAATAATACTAGAAATTTTTACTGGGTCAGCAGCGAATGCACCAACGATTTCCCATTCAGGTCTTTGCTTAGCGAAAGAATCAGGAGATGCTGGATACTTCTGATCAATTTCTCTACCAGATGCTCTGTTGAAAGCATTACTGATCTTGCTGTAGTACATATCAAGGTCAGTGAGTTGATACCCACCAACGATATTCACACCATCAGCATACTCAAAACAAGTAAGTTTGTTGTGAGAGAATGTAGGTTTGGAACGATTGTTGAGTGAGAAATCTCTTGGGTTAGTATAAACTAATCCAGATTCATCACCGTCAAAGAAGGTGAACTGCCAGAAGTAACAAGCACCAGTAATTCTGAAGATTGCAGAAGATGGAATTGCATCATCAGTTGGGTTTGGTACATACTTTGGTCTGACTTTCGTCTTTCTTAAATCTAGACCAACAATAGAAGTGCCACGAGGAATAATGATACCACCGTTAACACTATTGAACTTATACAGGATATTATCTTCCTGTGTAAGGTCAAAGTTAGAATTAAGTGTTAATGTTAATTCTGCTTGTGCGTTTGCTGTTGATCCATTAGGAGCAACAGAGATTGCATTATTACCAACATCCTGAATCGCATATCCAGGTCTGTTATCAATCAGGTGCTCACCTGGGAATACAAGAATAGTAGTCTTCTCTACTAAATCATTATCATCACCCCTCAGATAAGAGAATCTTGCAGATTCCAAGAGTGCTCTCTGAATCGTTTTGAAGGGTTTGGTTAATGAATTACCCTGATTCTCAATACCGTCGGTAGAATCAAGATCGTTAGGATTTACATAAAGAATACGACCTTCGGTATTCTTGATAAAATTCTCAAGCTTATTAAGAGGCATCTTATTCTGACAACCATTAGATTTCTATGTTTTATTTATCAACCCATAAAATCTTCTTCATCATAAAATGGTATCAAATCCTCAGGCAATTCGTGAGCATTTGCAATCACGACAGGATCAAAGCAAGGATGCATCTGTTCTAATATCAAATACTCAGAACCTTTGTAAACATGATCTATTTCATAACTCCAGTGCTTATTTGCTTCTTCAATCAAATCTTTATCATAAAGATGTCCATCTGGCATCTCATCAAAGGTGAATGGTATGCCCTCCAAGAAATACATTTTAACGATCTCTCTATCATCGTTATACCAAACGTGCTTTGTAGTAACCGTGTACGACATATTTTGTTTTGGTTTATTTAGTGCGAGTGGGGGGACTTGAACCCCCACGGGATTAACTCCCAACAGATTTTAAGTCTGGTGCGTCTACCG